TTCATAATTGTTGCACCACCTAATTGTTTTTTACCTCCTTTTGAAACACAATTATTTTCCATTACAACTGGGTCCCACGCATATTGAGAAAAATAATCTCTTACATAGCGTCGCATTTGAGATGCATTTAATTGTTTATCTACAGAAAAATCTACAATTAATTCATCTGAATTTGTTTTTGATGATGATTTTTTAAAGAACTCTTCATTTAATGATGCAGTCTTAGAACTAGGAGTCATAATTTCTCTTGATGGCAAAGAATGAGAAATAGTTTTGGATTTTGAAGACCTAGATGAAGATGTAGTAGATTTACTCCTAGACCTAGATGAAGAAGCAGACCTACTTCTAGATGAAGGTCTACTAGATTTAGAACTAGATGAAAAAGAATCTGAAGAAGAAGAATCTTTTCCACCTCGTAATGAATCTCCTTTCTCGTCAAATGAAATTGAAAATGAATGAATATTTTTATTTAATTCGTAATCTACTGCGTTTTGAATACATACTGTTTCTAATTCATTTGTAAAATTCAATAATTTAACATTCATATTTTTAGCTTTAAAATACATTTCAATACCACTTGTTGCTCCGAGTGATTTATTAAATGGTTCCTCCATTTTTAAGTCATAAACATAAACATAAAGAGGCCATCCTTTTTGTGGATGAAAATCAAGACCTTTTTGACCGCAAGTACGAGTACCACGACCAATTACTTGTTTCTGGTCTGCTTGTGTTAAGGTTGGTTCAAAAATATGAACATATTTAATATCAAACAAATCAATACCTTCTTTATATCCACCGTCCATCAATATAATACGAATATTATCACCATATACATTATCTGGTCTCTCATTAAATCGTGCTAAAATTGACTTTTTAGTGGCCACACTAATTGGCTCATCATAGACTGATTTAGAGCATAACATATAGAAATTATTAAATTTTGTTTCTGATAATTCCGCATTAGATAATAATTCCATTTTAGTCCATGGTTTCTTGCCAAATTTAGGCTCAGCACTGTATCCTAATTTCATTCCAGTTGCAATTAAAGCACTTGCAAGAAGTTTAACGCCACCCATAGATGATTTTGAATCTGAAAAAATAAAATGTTTGAATTTCTTTCCGTATTGTGCCATATCTTTTTCATCTAATTCTTTAATTTTATTTATTAAAGTAAGTGTTTTTGGAGAGACAAGTTTTAATGTATTAATAAAATCATCATACATATTTTGATTATGAAGACTGCTCAAAAAATCTTTAAGTTCACCAATATTTACAATTCCATTTTCTTCGCGTATTTTTTCAGAAGGAAAATAATCTACAAAATCATAAAAAAATTTATAGTCTTTTGGAAAAGAAAAATTACTGTATTTTCGGATACAACTTGGGTCATATTGAAGATAATTAGATGGCAATATATTTTCTAAATGTTTTGAATTTTCAATACGTGTTTCTAATAAATCTTTAATTTTTTCAAAATTATTCTTTAATAATTCTGGGTCCTCAATATCAATATCAGAATCAGAAGTATAGTCATTTTCACTTTTTAATTTAATTTCTACTGATTTTGATGACATTAATGGAGAACTAGGAATTGATATTTTTTTTGAACTAGAACTAAATTTAGAACTAGATTTAGAACTAGGTTTAGAACTGGATTTAGAGCTGGACCTAGAACTAGGTTTAGAACTGGATTTAGAGCTGGACCTAGAACTGGATTTAGAATTAGTATTAGAACTAGACTTAGAAGTAGAACTTTCAATTATTAGTTTTCTTTTTGATTTTTTTAATTTAGATAGCATATATATATATATATTGTATTTTATAAAAATATATATATATTTAAAAATAATTTAATAACAAATTACTAAATTAGTTAATAGCAATGTTAATCAAAGTAGATAATCGTGAGCAAGAATTATTAAAGCAAATAAATCAATTGGTACTATTTATTCCTACTTTTAAACAATTAAAGGTGGAGACCGCAAATTTACCATTAGGAGATATTATTATTTCAGACGATACCGAAGATAAAATAATTATTGAGAGAAAATGTTTAAACGACTTATTAGCAAGTATAAAAGATGGTAGATATGAAGAGCAATCATATAGACTAAATGGGTTGAATCATCCTAATCATAATATTTATTATCTAATTGAAGGTGATGTAAATAGAATGAACCGATTTAAGGATACTAAAATGGAAAAAATGACTTTATATTCTGCAATGTTCTCTCTAAACTATTTTAAGGGTTTCTCTGTTATGAGAACATTTTCGCTTGAAGAAACAGCTACTTTTATTTGTAACACTGCAAATAAATTAAGTAAGTCAGAAACATCTGGAAAAAAACCATATTATGATAATAATAAAAATGTTTCAAAGATTACAACTGATATATCATTAGAAGTACAAAACGAAAAAGATAATAATGAGAATGTAGAAAAAGAAGAACAATCTGAAAAGGATTATGTAAATGTTGTTAAAAAAGTTAAAAAGGAAAATATTACTCCTGATAATATTGGCGAGATAATGCTTTGCCAAATACCTGGTATTAGCTCAGTAACTGCCTTGGCAATAATGAATAAATTTAAAACAATACCAAATCTAATTCAAGAAGTAGAACAAAATGACGAATGTTTAAAAGACATCAGTTATGTAAATACAAAAGGACAAACTAGAAAAATTAATAAAACGTCTATTGTAAATATAGTAAAATATTTATTGAAAAAATAATGATATAGTATATAAATGAAAAAAGAAATGATGAATTTATGTATATTTGCTGGAATTACTTTTATAGCATATTTAATATTTAGAAATTTAAATTTTGAAAACTTAAATTTTAGAGAAGGTATGACTGATGATTCTGACAATCAAACGAGTAGTTCAACAGAAAATGGAATAGCTGGTAATGCGACTACTTATGGTGCCAATATAAAAACACAAGTTATTAAATTACAAGACACAATGTTAATTAGTAAATATCGTACTGATTATGAAACTGCCATATTAAATTTAGACGATTTAGTAAATAATTTAATGTTAAAAACCGCTTTAACTATAGACCAAACTAAACCACAAAATTCATTAGCACAATTATCTCAACTACAACTATCAAAGGCAGCATTGAATACTATTATGAAATTCATAGATTCAAGTAAATAAAATATATATTTAACTAACAATAAATTAAATATACATTATTCAATAAATATAATTTTTATACTCTCATTTTTACTTCATTATCAGCATAGTATCCTTTATCAACTAATTTTTCAGTATATTCAGAACCACCCCAATTTGTATCCATTGGATTTGGACTAACATTAGATTTTTCTTGATGCATATCCATAACATCTAATGGCGTAGTTGTGCCAACATAATATGACGATTCATCATAAGCAGGATATGAATTTTTATTATATGGTGGGTCATTTCTAGTAGCATCTACTAAAAGCGTAGGATTTGGATATGCTAAAGCATTTGGGTCACCCATAGAAGATTCATTAATAATATCTCCAACTGAACTAGCAATGCTAGGTGGTAATCCTGCTTGTGGTTCTGAAACACTAGGTCTTACTTTATAAACAGGATTACCTTGTGCATCATAGGTTTCTTGTAAATATAATACAGGGCATCTAATATTTTGACTTCGTTGCCAATCTAAAAACTCAGTATAATCTTCTAAATTTTCAAATTCAACCGGATTTACACCAGGTACTTTTGCTACTTTAGAATTATATAAATAAAATCTAGAACCTTTTTGAATTAGCAGGTTAGGACATCTTACCTCACTATTCGTTTTATTTGTTAAACCTTCTACATAATTAGGGTCGCTACATTTTGCGTAAAAATATAATCCAATTAAAAATACTAATATGAATAAAAAAGTTAGTAATGTCATATATATTTAATAAGGATAAAATTGTAAAATGTAAATTATATTTGATTTACCTGTCTTTATTTATATTTTGTTGTACTTTTCTTTATTTCATTATAAAAAGTAGATTTATATTTTGCTGTACTTTTCTTTATTTCATTATAAAAAGTAGATTTATATTTTGCTGTACTTTTTCTAAAAGTATATTTTCTAAAACTAGATTTTTCTAAAAGTAGATTTATTTATTTTCTGCTTATTTAATATAATGGTATTTTTACATATTGATACTAAAAATTATGATACAAAAGATGAAACTGGAGAGACGCCTATTAATACATTAAATAATTTTATTACAACTGGTAAAGATGTATTTATGTTAATTTATATGGAAGGTTGTGGTCCTTGCAATGCTACACGTCCTGAGTGGAAAAAAATAGAAAATACTCTAAAAAAAGAAATTAGTAACAGTAATGAAATTATAGTCGTTGATATTGATAAAGATTTACTAGATAAGGTTAAAAAAATTAAGATACAACCAAAGGGATTTCCAACAATCAGATTTATTTCAAATAAAGGTAAAATAAGTGAAGATTTTGAAGACAGTAAACTAAGTGAAGAACATAAAAAAAGAACTATAGATTCATTTGTGAAATGGATTGAATTTAAATTAAATGAAAACCCTAAAAAATTAATGGGTGGAGGAAAAAAAAGAAAAAGTAAAAAACAAAAAGGAGGCAAATGGAGTTTAAAATATAAACGGAGTATAAATTGTAAAAGACCCAAAGGCTTCTCTCAAAAACAATATTGCAAATATACTCGTAAAAGACGTTAATCTATTTTTATTTTATTTTTATGTTTAAAACATTATAATCTAACAATATAATAATTATGAATCAATATATTATAGAATTAATTTTAGGTTTAACAACTGGTGCTTTTTTAGGAATTACGGGAATAGCTCCTACTGGTTTAGTTTTGATATTATTAGAATATTTTAAAATTGGTGAATATAAATCAAATTTAGGTGCTATTTTATTAATAAATTTATTTCCTTTAACAATTGGTTCTATTTATGAATTTTATGAATCAAAGAATATCAATTATGAGTTAGGAATTATTTTATTAATTTCAGTTATAATCGGTAGTTATTTTGGTTCAAAAATTGTCGTAGGTAGTGGTTTTAAACTAAGTATAAAACAAATAAAATATATTACATCATGTCTAGGGTTTTTAATATTTATTTTATTTTTAAATTCTGCATACTATGAAACAAAATAATATTTTAAAAATTATCTTTTGAATAACCAATTACAGCACAAGCAATTCTTTTACCGGCATTTCCGGTTTTTAAACTTTCAGAATTCCCACCTTGTCCACAATCATCTTCATCTTCATGAATAATTAATCCTCTACCAATAATATTACACTTAGTACCTCTAAGTTTAATAACATTATCATAAAAAGTATATTTGGCTTCTCCCTTATTATTAGTCTTTATATTACCCAAATCTCCAACATGTCTTTCTTTCATACCTGGACATCCATGTGTTTTTCCATAAGGATTAAAATGAGCACACATACTTGTACATTTATCAGTTAAATCGCCAGCCTCATGAACATGAAAACCATGTAAACTATTAGGGTTTAAACCTGTAATATTTAATTCAATCTTGATTTGATTATTAACTAAATCTTCTTTAAATTTAACAGTTCCTTTAATAGTATCATTAAATACAGCAATAGCATAAACTGGTTTATTAGACATTATATTATAATAATAATACACAAATAAAAAACTTAATATTGACGCTATAAATAAATAAAAATACAATATTGATTTCATATTATATTATATATTTTAAAATTTAAAATTAAATTTATATCTTTCTGCATTTTTTAATTTAGTTCTCTCACCTAAAAAATTAAAATATTTTTCAGATAATTTGTATTCTTGTGGTTTTTTATCCTTTAGAACTTCTAATCTAACTTTCATAATCATACCAACTTGCCATATACGTTTATGTGTGTATTTTTTATTTTTATAAAGTCTCTCTAATTTCCTTATAGTATTTTTAACATCATCCAATGTTTTATATTTTATTGAAATTGTGTCATTTGGATTTTTATCAATATAAACATCGAATGATTTATCAGGGTTATTTGGATTATACAAAAATTTTCTTGTTTTATTTTTAAAACTACGTTTTTTGTGTGTTTTCATAATATATATTTTTATTTAATATAAAATTGAATAAAAATAAACAAGATAAATATAAATTAATATATTTATTAAACAATGGAACACATTTTTAGAATTTTCGATTTTAATGTATACAATGAAAAGGTTTCATCAAGTGATGATTCTGGTAGTAGTGATGATGAAACTAATAAATACAAAGACTCAACTACTTTTGTAATTCAAATGTTTGGA